AGTTTTCACCTCGGTTTCGACCCGGTTTGCGGTCAGTTTGCCGTCAGTTTGGCGAACCTTTCCCTTGCTGATCAGGCCGGCCTTTAATCGTCGCCATACCTGCGGCCGGCACGCGAGCGCCTTGATGACGAGCTCGTCCGTTACGTTAAGATCCCGCGCATAAAGCAAGTCTAGCAAGGTGTTATACGCGCCGCGTTCCTCGATCGAGAGCCCTATCATGCCCTCGAGCGCTGCAACGGGATCTCTTTTGTACCATTTCATTGCGCGGCCGCCCTCACGAGGCAAAAAGCGCGGACCGACGCGACGCCGGTGAGGCGGCGCCTGGCATCCGGTGATCAGGCCGGACGGGCGCCGGCCCGCCTGGCCGCTATGTTGGATTCGCGATCTAGGCGCAACCCCGGCGGCCGAGGTTTTCCCCGCTATGCCCGGCGCCGGTTTTTAGGAACCCTACCCCTTGTCACGTTTGGTAATTCGTGACAGTGTTACGAAATGAGCCGCCGGCGCCGACCTGGCCGAAAACCCCTTGGCAAACGGGCGATGACCGATGCCGAGCGCCAGCGTCGTTTCCGACGGCTCAGAGCACAACGACAGGAGTCTGACATGTCCGACGCTTTGTTGAAAGTGGCGCCCACGCTACCGCAAACGCGCGATGGTTTGTTGGCGCAATACAAGTTGAAGCGCAAGCGCTCGATCAATGATTTGGTCGAGGAGGTGATCGTCAAGCTATGGGACAATGACGAAAACTTTATGAAATACATCGACGCCATCTACGACTCGCAAGCCGTGGAAGGTTCGATGGACGACGACGATGTGATGGCGGCGTTAATCATCCGCGACACGGCCAAGCGCGACAAGCACGTCGAGGTTTCCGATCAAAACGTGCATACGATCAAACTTGCGATGCGCGTTGCTTTGCGTCGGTTTGATGTTGCCCGCGGCCAGCGTTATGACCTCGCCAAATTGCCGTCACCTACACCGCCGGCAACGCCGATCGAGCAAACAACCGAAACCGCCGCCGAGTAGCGGGTGCGGTTGCTCATCACGAATGGCCGAGGCTTGATCGCCTCGGCTTTTTCAATGGAGGTGCACAAATGAAATGCGTTTGCCCTATGGGAGGTGATCGAACCTGCCCGGATAATTGTTTGATCGCCGTTTGGCATTCAACGCCGATCGATCAGCGCACAAAAGAGCGCCGGCGACCGCTGGTCGAACAGCTTGCCAAGCAGGGTTATACGCAAGAGGCGATCGCAATTCAGCTTGGCGTGAGTCAACAAGTGATCTCCAAAGACTACGCGACATTACTACTCGGTGGTAATGTCAAAGGCCAAGGCAAGGACACGCGCGGCCGCAAGAAAAGCACCGGGCGCCCCAAAAGCCGGCGCGGCGAGCAAACACCGATCACCGATCAGGCGCGTGAAATCATCCGCCAAGCCGTGTTAGAAAAAACGCCCGTTAATCGACCGGAGCTCTCGCGGCAACACGGCGTTTCCGACAAGGCGATTCAATTGGCGATCGCGATCGAGGACACGCGGCAAAAAACGATCGAGGAAAAAACTGCGCTTGATCCGAATATTCTAAGCAAGACTGCGCAGGAAAAACTTGATATTGCGATCCGCGCGCACAAACGAAAACTCGACGCTGAATTTGAGGTGCGCACCCGCGAAGAATGTCGGCGCTGGCTTAATGATGTTAGTTTGCCGCAATATGCGAAAGAGCTCGGCGAGCTCGAGCGATCGATCACGAGCCGTAAAGGCATAATGGACCGCATTACATACCGAAAAATTTTGGCTTGCTTGCACCCTGATCGCGTGCTCGATCCGGTGCTAAAAAAGCGCTACGAAGAAGCGTTCCGGTTATTCACCGAACTTGAAAAGCGCGTGCTCGACGAAAAACAGAGCCCAACGACGTTTAGAAAAATGCCGCGCACTTATGAGGATCTAATGGCGATGAAAGCTAAGGTCCAAGCCGAGCGGCGAGCTCGCCGCAGCGCCAGCAAAATCAATGTGCGCTAGAACCGGCCGCCGGCATTATCCCGTTGCGCACGCCGGATGATTCTGAGCGATGCGTCGCTCAAAAAATCGTTTGCGGTGACCTGGCCGCCGGTGATCTTTACGATCCGCTCCATCATTATCCGGCGCGGGAACGCATAGCCCTGTTTGTACCGGGAAATATCGCTCGGCCTGGCCTCGACCTGATCGGCAAAGTCGCTCGCAAGCCAATTTTCCCGCTCGAGCCATTCGCCAAGTCGCATTTTCCCCACTCCTAAACGCCGCCGATTTTTTTGCGTTGAAAGCAATTTTGTGCGGGTGCATTGTAGCGAGTCTGACACCGGACTCAAATATGGCCCCGAATCATGTAATGAGGGCGAGCTCGCCGCCGGCGTTCCGCCGCATCTCGCCGGCGGCATCGTTGCCCGAGCTCGGCGCGCGGTTCGTTGCGTTTGTCCCTCGCGACCGAGCTCGGCGCATATTATCCGACAAATGCCGGCATCATCAATCCGAGACTGCAACCGTCGCGCCGCATCACGACGCCCTCGTGATCGCCGCATTAAGCGCGTGCATTGCGCTCGCCGCGACTCTTTTGTGCGCATGGTCGGCGGCCGCCGGCGAGCGTATGCTTTGCCAGGTGCAAGCCGGCGAGCTCGGCGAGTGGCATTATCGGACCGGCATACCTGGCCGCGACGGCCGTTGTTATTATCAAGGCGAGCGAATGAAATCGCGCCGCGAGCTCTATTGGGCCGAGGTGCCCGCGTCGCCGCGCGATCCGCCAGCGGTCCGCTGGTCGCCAGGCGATTTCGATTTTCGATGGCAAGGTGAAACCGAATGAGGTGCGAGCATGGCAGTCGTATTATGCCACGGCCATTGCGTCGGATGCGGGCGCCTGTTTTCGTTTAGCCCGAGTCGCGTGCCGAGCGTGCGCATCGGGCACGCCCGCGAGCCAATCTGCCAAGCGTGCGTTGACCGCGTGAACCCGACTCGGATTGCCGGCGGCCTGGCGCCGATCGTGCCGTTGCCGGGTGCTTATGAAGCCGACGACGAAAGCGAGCTCGAGTTGGATCGATGATCACGCGCAAGCACCCAATGCCGACGGCGACGATCGGCGAGGTAGAGCGCATGACGCCGCTCGAGCTCGCCATTCATCGCCGCGCGCTGCGCGATTGGATGCTGGAGAATGCCGAGCTCGAGGCGCTCGGCGACGGGCAACGTGATGTCGATCGCGTCGGCCTCGGCCTGGCCGACGAGCCGGCGATGCAAACGCCGGGAATATATTCCTCGAGCGGCACGACACGGAATCCGAATCGATGACATTGCTAGAGGCGTTGATTGTGCTCGTGCGGCTCGATCGCGATCCCGAAAAATCGGCCTGGAATAGCCGCGCGCATTTACAGGCGCTCGATTTGATCGAGGCCGAGGCCGAGCGGATTCTCAAACGAGAGGTGCGAAAATGAAATTTGAACAGCCTGGAATCGTACACTGGCGCGATTATCTGATCGTGCGAGAAGCAATGCGAGCGGCCGGTGCCAAGCCGCCGCGCCTGGCCGAGCTCGTGCGCCGGCGGATTGCCAAGCGCGTCGGCCGCGGCCTTTATCGTCTTAAAAAACGATGACGGGTTATCAACCAAGGCCCACCGGCAAGCCATCGACGCCGCCATCGGGCGGTTCCAGCGTGCGCCATCGCGATGCAATAAAATTTTCAACCATTTATGCCGACGATGGCGTAACGGTTACAAATGTGAGCCTTTCGAAAGCGAGGTGCGAAATGAACGAGACTCACGATCTTGTAAGAATGCCAGAGCCGGCGCCGGTGCAAGCGCTCGCCGGTCCGCTCGTGCAATTCTCCGACAAGCAAATCGACCTGATCAAACGAACGGTTTGCAAGGGCGCCGACGACGACGAGCTCGCGTTATTCCTTCACACTTGTCGGCGCACCGGCCTCGATCCGCTGGCGCGTCAGATCTACGCCGTCAAGCGTTGGGATCCGGCGTCGGAAAAAATGGTGATGTCGATCGGCACCTCGATCGATGGTTATCGCCTGATCGCGCAGCGAACGGGCGAATACCGCGGGCAAACCATGCCGGAATGGTGCGGCCCCGATGGCAAGTGGCGTCATGCCTGGTTGCGGGATGATCCGCCCGCGGCCGCGCGTGTCGGCGTGCACCGCGCCGGTTTCGTCGAGCCGCTCTATGCCGTCGCGCGGTTTGATTCCTACTCGCAAAAACGCAAGGACGGGAAACTCACGCGATCCTGGCAAAACATGGCCGACGTGATGATCGCCAAATGCGCCGAGGCGCTCGCCTTGCGCAAAGGGTTTCCGCAGGAATTGTCCGGCGTTTATACGCAAGAGGAATTGCGATCGCTCGAGCACGCCACCGATGACGAGGCCGACGATGAAACGAGCGAAATATCGATGGAAGATTTGCGGGCGCTCGACGAGAAGCTCGACCAGGCGGCCGGCACCGCGGGCGTGCTCGGCCTCGAGGAAGCATGGCACGAGCTCACAAAGGCGCAAAAGCGAATTCTAAAATCGGCGCTCGATTCCAGACACAAACCCAAGGCAACAAAGTTTGATGCCGAGCACGCCGCGAGCGCAAAAAATGCCGACAAATAAGTCTACACTGACAACGGTCTATGTTGTGCAGCTTGCGACCGATTGTTGGCGCCTCGGCCTGGCAAAAGAGGGCGAACATTGGTTGAGCGTGGCGGAATTCAAGACTCGCGCCGAGGCCGAGGCCGCCGGCTTGCAATGGGCATTCGATCATTCGGTGCCGTCCGACGGGCAACGGTTGCAATGAGCCGCGACGAGCGACTTTTTTTCGGCGTCGTTGCATTGGGGTTTATTGGCGGCCTTGGCCTCGGCGCTTTGATTGGCACGATTTTAATTGGCATCGTGCTAAGGTGAACAATGCAACGCGGCCGATTGACCAGGCGCCAGGCGCTCGCCGTCCGCGAGGCCGCGGGCGGCCTATGCCATATCTGCCAAGCGCCGATCGGCATCGGCCAGCGCTGGCACATTGATCACGTCAAGCCGCTATGGCTTGGCGGCCTCGACGAGCTCGGCAACATGGCGCCGGCTCACGATCGTTGTCACATATCGAAAACATCGATGGAAGCCGGCACTCGCGCCAAAAGCGATCGAGCTCGAGCCCGTCACCTCGGCATTAAAAAATTCCAGCCGCGGCCGTTGCCAGGCACGATCGCCTCGGGATGGAAACGAAAAATGCGCACCGGGAAATGGGAGCGGCGAAAATGAAATGCCAGATTTGCGAGAATGAATGCGCCGGCCCCGAGGTGCTACCGATCGGCGACGAGGGCGCCGAATTCTTCAATTGCTTGCCAGAGGAATTCGTTTGTTTTTGGTGCGTGATCGGCGTCAATTGGGATCCGCGGACTGAGCCTTTCCCCTGGCCGTTCTATGGCAAGGCGTGAGATCGTCGAGGCGCCCGAGCCCGATCCAGGCGCGGGATGGTTGCGTAGCCGCATCGGGCGCCTGGCGCCGAAACCGTGGCCTCGGCCGCTTCACGAGGCGCCCTGCGGTCGACCGCAATGTGCGATTTGCCGACCGGATCAGGCGACGCCAGGCTCGGATTCCTCCATATAATTTTGCACGGCCCGGAACATTTGCTCGGCTTCCTTTTTCAATTCGACTTCGCCTCGCACGATCGGCCCATAATGATTGCAGAGATTGCGCAATGTCAGCGCGTGAGTCTCGACCGCGAATGCCGGCTTGGTTTTGCAGAGCTCTTGGAATTGTTCGCCGCGACCGCTGCCGTAGTTTTCCCAATCGCTCGCGGAACAAGTCACGCCCTCGGCAAACGCCTCGACATAACCAGGCGAAGCGCCGCGCAAATATTCATCCATAAGGTTGTCGAATTCGGGATCGCTCGAGCCGTGCGCATTGTAGCTCGTCTGGAATGCGCCGGCCTCGCATGTTGTGCTGTCGTAATTTTCGGCGCTTTGATCTCGGCCACAGCAAAACATGCCCGAGCTCTCTCGCATCCCGCTACCGAGCATGAGAGCATACAGGTTGCGCAAACAATCAACGCCGGCGTGCTCGTTGTTCATGCCGAGTTTCCGATACTGGTCGGAATACTCGTTGAAAACGTCGTGATCGGAATTCGTGCGCGCCTTCGCCATCTCGATCGCCGCAGGATGATCGGCCTGCAATTTTTTCCATGTTTGCGCAAAAGCAAGCGCCATGCCTTGCGTGAATCCGACGGGACTCCGTCCGCGATCTTCCCATGAATAGGATGCGATCGAACTATCGTTTGCGATGCGTTTGATGTCCGCTTGTTGCTTTGCCGTGAGCGCACCTGGCGGCGGCGCCGGCGGCGGCAACGGCGGCGCGTTTTCATACAGCGCGGCCCATGTTTGCTCGCCGACCTGGCCGTCGACCTCGAGGCCGCGCGTGGCTTGATAGCGCACCACATTGTCGCGCGTGATCGGTCCGAAATCGCCGTCAATGTCGCCGGTGAAACGCGGGAGCATACGTTGCAGATCCGTCACGTCCGGTCCGCTATCGCCTTGCTCGAGCAATGGCCGATCTTCTACCGGGATTTGCGGCGGTTCGCCCGCAGCGCGCGGCCAAACCAGCGCGACAACCGTGTCGGGATCATACGTTTGCAAATTAACCGCGTCGCTTTGATTCCCGCCTCGACATCGATAGCGACCTGACGAGTCCATGCTCTCGAATAAGGTAACATGGCCGCCCCCTTCGCGTTCCATCACGACGATCGTGCCGGGCACCGGCCGGCCCATGATGACAAAATCGGGACTCTCTGACCAGGCGAGCGCCCACAAAAAGCGATCGGTATCGGTGCGCCCGAATGGCGGTTTGATGCCGGCGACGCTGACGCAAAACGCGGCCGTGAGGCCGCACCACGGAATCGAATCGTGCACATAGGTGTCGCAATAATCGGCCATGCCGGGAACATCGGCCCATTTTTTGCCGATGAAATGCGCCATGCCGACGATCTTCGGATTGTCGGGATCTCCCGGTTCCTCGGTCAAGCCGGTGATCGCTTGCATCACCTTCAACCATTTAGGATCGTCCGATATACATTTCGCGGTTTTGGTCATTTCGGATCTCCGGGTTTATTCAGCCCAAGCGATTTGAGCATGTCTTGCAAGTCGCGCAACGGGACACAATTTGCGAGTAGCTTATTCACTTCGCTTTGCCATTCGATCAATCGTTGTCCGGTTTGCTCGCGCGTCGATTGAAATTGCCGCTCGCTATAAAACAGATAGCCGAGCAAAACGAAATTCATCACGACGAGAGCGAGCGCAAGCGGTTGCGCCTTCATCGAATCCATGAAACTCAAAACCGCTTTGCCGGCTTCATCAACCGGACCGGGATTCATCATTCGTCCGAATCCTTATCGATGAATTCGCTGGCCTTTTCATAAGCCTTGATCGCGGTGTCGAGTCCGGTTTGGAACCGTTTCAATTTGTCCTGTTCGCCGGCGCTCGAGAGCACGTCATAAATTTTCGCAATGCGTTCGGTCAGCCCTTTTTTCAATCCCTCGTGAACGATGTCTCGAGTTTCTGATTTCATGGCCGACACTGTTTTAGCGTGAGCTCGACCAAATGCTGCCAGCGCGATCCGTTGGTTTGTTGGATATAGATGACCGCGCCCATAAACATGATATTGAAAACAACCAGGGCGAGGATTGCCGGTGTTGTCTTTAGCGCCTCTACAACCGTGCGCGCAGTCTTGCCGGCTTCTTCACTTACGTTCATTTTGCAATCGCTCTCGTTCCTCGAGCGCCGTCATCGAAGCTATAAACGCCCTTTGCGCTTGCGCGTGGCCCTTGGCCGGACCTTCCGGCGATGACAAACCCTCGCGAACCCAGACATCAAATAGTTGGCGAATTTTTGCGGTGTAGGCTTCTTCGAGCGCACGCCGGTCGAGCTCGAGCATTTTCTCGTCCCATTTCGACGGCGGCAACATGATCATAATTTGGCTGTGCGATTCATCCTCGCGCGCAATTGCAAGCAACGCATAGGCAATCGCGACCGCGATCGCGAGCGCAAGCAAAATCCGAATCCAATGCCGCTGGTTTTCGGTCATGCGCTCGGATAAGGCTCGGGAATAGGCGAGCCGGCATCTAGCCAAAGTCGGCCGACGTAGCCGGTGAAATCGGTCGGCCGCATGTTGTTGTTATCCCACGGCACCGAAAGTATGCCGTCGACGACAACGATCGTGTTTGCGTTATTGCCGAACACCCACGCCATCACATCCTCGCATCCGCGGTGATGAAACCGGCGCCGCCGGCGTTGTCGACGAGCACGGCGGCATTGCCGACAACGAACGTCGAAACGTCGGTCGTCACGTCGTTTGTTTGAATGCCTTCCGGTGACGAGGTGAACGAGATCGCGGTCACGTTGCCGATGCCAGGATAGGAAACGCAACCAAAATGCGCCGGCGACGAAACGGCGACCGATGGACTAATTCGCATCGTCGTTGGTAGGCCGATGCAATGGCCCCACGCCGAGGTAGTCGCATAGGCGATCCCCGTCGCAATCGCCTGGTCAGTAATCGGGAACGACAATTTTGTGTAATACCGCTGACAACGCGCGAGCTCTTGGTGATAGGGCAACACCATACGCAACGACATCTCCGGCGTCGGCGGAATCGTGCCGGCGAGCATCGAAACGCCGGTGATGGAAAACGTGTCGCTCGTCGATTGCAGCGCGTTGACTTGATTTGCCGTGCCGTATCGATTGGCCGCATTCCATGAATTGACCGTGCCTTGAAAATTTGTCCCGACCGCCTGCGCAAAATTTAGCAGCATTCCCGCCGTGTTATCTTTCGGCCAGGTGCCACCCGTGTCGCCAGGGATGACGACGGTTTTAAATTCCCAAACGAGCGAGGCATTGATCGTAAACTCGAATGGATAGCTGCGCCCCTGCGCCCCGTTTTGCAGCGATCCGCAATAGATGCCGGCGCGAAACGCGCGCACCCAAAATCCGATTCCGACCGGCGAGGCGTCCGCGGTGCCAAACTTCAATTGCGAAACCGTGAGCCCCTCGAATGGATGCCGGATGACGCAAAACTGCGCGGCGCCGATCGAGTTGTCCGGCCCGCTGACTTGCATCGTCAAAGCCGTGTTCCAGCCCGGCGGCGCCAGAGTCACGCCGGCGACTTGCAAGAACGAGAGCGTTGCATCATTGGCCGAGCCATTGGCCCACATATCGACGTTGTAAACGTTCTTCCCGACGCCGGCCGAGCCGTTCGCTTGCGACACCTCCATTCCGCCATTGACGACGAGATTCTTTGCACCGGCGAGCGCGGCTTGCTGCGCGTGCCGCGCCGGTATGTCCATAAAAACGTCTTTGACGCCGGCGCCGACAAAATTGAGCGCCGTCGTGCCGCCGGCCGAATTCGAAAAAATCACATCGCGCGAGAACGTCGTGGCGGTGAGCCGCGTGCCGCGGCCGACCTCCCATTCGGTGCCGCCGGCGATCACATAATTGAATTGATCGCCGTTGACCGTCGCCACGGCAGAGAACGCGCGAAAACCACTCGCCGCACCGGCAAGCGTGACGTTCCCCGTTCCCGTTAGCGTCGTCGTTTCCGCGACGCGATCGCCGAACACTTGAGTCATTTAGAGTCTTTGCCTGATCGGAAACTCGACGGCGAACAGCGCCGGAATGATGTATAGGTTTTGCGTAACCGTGAAATCCGACTCGAGGTAGCCCCAAATCGAATCCCGCGCCAGGTTCGCGCTATCCGCATCGCGGATCCACAGCATGTCGAGGCGGCCGAGGTTCACGAGCGCGATGCCGATCGCGTCGACGAAATCATTGCGCTCGAGCTCGGTCAAAAATTGATAGCTCGCCTGCACGCGCCAATGGCCCGGCCGGAAATCGGTGTAGGTTTGCCCGCCGACTCCGACGGTATCGATCGCGCCGCGGATCGCCTGGCGCGTCCAGGGCGCTTGCATATTGGTCGAGAACACCTCGCGCGAGCTCACCGCCAGGCGACCGGCTTCGATGAACGGCACGGCCGCCTCGGCAATATCGATCCGCACATAGCGCGCATTGATCGGCGCCGGCCGCGCGTCGACGAGCATCGCATAGTCGGGCGAGAACCGCGGCAGGCCGGTAAACGAGCCGGTATCGAAAGCATCGCCGGCGGCGCCGGTAGCGTCGACCGTCGAATAGCGCACGCGCAGCGTCGGGTTTTCCCCGCTAAGGCCGGCGAGCATCACGGTGTCGACCGGCTTTAGGGCGCCTAGATCCACGAGCACGAACGAGCTCGCCGCGTTATGCCGCCATTTTTTCCCGACATGGACATTTTGCAGATTAGACGCCGGGGCGAGCGGTATTGCGCCGGCGGCCGAAACGATGCCGGCGTCGGATAAGTTTTCCCATGCGAGCGCCGAGTTTGTCGTCATCCGAACGCCTGGATCTCGGTCGTCATATCTGAGGTGTCCTCGGTTATTGCGACCACGCGCAGATCCTTGCCGCTTGATAGCCCGAGGCGCGAATCGGTCACATTGATAATGTCGCCGATCGCGTGCAAAAACATCGCCTCTTTCAATCTGAATCGGTAAAGTTGAAAGCCGCTCGAGTAGAGCGCGAAAATCCGGTCGACCTCGGCTTGCGCGTCCTCGAGCTCGGCAAAATATCCCTCGATCGGATCGGGATCCGGCGCCGCCGGATAATTCGCCAGCACAGCGGCGCCGGCGGCGTCGTCGGTCGTTGCGACGAGTGAGTCCTTTTGCAAGCGGTCGGCGAACGCCGGATCGCCCTCGATCACCTCGCCGAAAATATCGGTGCCGCTTTGAACCGTCCAATTGCGCGAATATTTCATGCGCTGCCGATGTGGCGGCGGATCAATGTCATCGGGCAAGGCGACGCGATCGATGTCGAGCATTTTCCCGCCCGAGGTGTCATATCGGCCGGCCGGCGTCGAGCCGTCGGGTGCGCGGAATATTTGCACAGTCAAAAGGCCGAGCGCCGTCATGCCCCACCATCCGCCCACGCCGCCCATCAATGCGGTGAAAGCATCGGCGCAAGTCGTGCTCGAGCTCTCGTCGAGATAATATTGGACGACGGCCGGTTGCTCGACCTCGAGCTCGGCAAACGCGGTCGTGTCGATTGCCGCCGGCGCCAGGCCGCCCGAGCTCGTCGCGATCGCCTGTATGATCGTGGCCGTCGTGAGCTCGGCGGTTTGGAAATCGACCGTCACTTGCGAAAAGGCCGTGCCGCCGAGCATGAAATATCCCGCGGCAATGCACGTCCCGTATTGTCCCGGCTCGATCACGCCGGTTGCGCCGATCAATGCCTCTGGCGTCGCATAGTCGGCGAAAAACGCAAGGGTGATCCCGCCATCGCGCACGCTGTTTACCGAGCTCACCGGACCGTCGTTGAATTGGTAAAGCAAAAACTCCGGCATCACGAGCGTCGGCGTGCCGTTGAATACCTGGCCGAAACCGCGCGGCCGCCGCTTGCCGGCGATGTCGGTATTGCCGTCGAGGCCGCCGGCACCGCCGTAGACGTTTTGCTGCACGGTTTCGGTAACGAGTTTTGCCGCCTGGTCGCGCAATTCGATCGTGAGCTCGGTCCGCGTGAGCGTCATGCGCTCGCCGGTGAGCATCGCGATCGTCGCAAAAGAATTGTATGGATCGACGAGGTTGCGGCTTCCGAGCGTGCCGAATGCCAGGCGCACCCGTTGGCCGTTGATCGAATAAAGATTCGTCACGTTGTCATAAAGCCCCTCGGCGTTGTTCAACGTGATTTCCGAAATGGTTTCGGAGAAACCGGAAAACGCCTGGCCGCTTATGATCGAGGTATCGATGCGAATTGACGCCTCGAGCGTGCCCTCGAATGGTTGATTTGCCGGCACGTCGGCGGCGCGGGAAATGAACGGAATCGTTGCGGCGTATTGCGTCGGCATTAGGTGAGCGTGATCAGGTCGATTTCCGCGGCGATGACGAACCCGCGCAGATTCGCGAGGATCGAAACGATGTCCGACGCCATGACCGGCCGCAGGATTGCGCGGCCGATGAATCGAACGTGGCCGATCGTGATGAACGCCGCCGGGAGCGTCGAGATCGGATCCGCACCGATCGGTGAGAGCCCGAGCGCCATTAGATTAGCTGGATCTCGAGTTGTCCGGCGATGAAACTCACCGGCCGGCCGCCATTAAGAATCGTGCGCGCCGGCGTCGATTCTTGGTAAAGCATGTTCCCGACGGTCAGCGCGTCCATGATACCGACGGCGACGATCGTTCCCCAATCGGCCGTTGGCGTGGCGAAAGTAATTGTCGAGCCGTTTGCCGAAATGCCGACCACGGAATCGAACGCGCCCATCAATGAGGTGATGGCAATGCGCGCATAGCTGCCGCCGGTGACCTCGCTCGCCAGCGATCCGGCGTCACCTGGCGCGGCTTTGAATAATCCGACGTAGACCGTCGTCGGCATGGTGAACGCGGCTTTGCCGATCGAGTGATCGCCGAGTTTCTTCCGCAAATAAGATGTCATCGGCATTAAGCGGCCTTTGACTTGCGGGCGGCCAGGCGCGACTCGCGATTGAGCGAGCTCGTTTGCGAAATCGTGGCCGCGGTATTGTTGTCGATTTTGTCGTTCGCCGCCGATTGCAGCGCAATCAATTGCCGCAGCATGACGGCCAGGCGGCGGATCTCCATCACCATGTCGCCGGCGCCGCCGACGCTCGGCCACTCGCCGGTCGCATTAAGCGTGGCGAGCTCGCCGGAGTAGTTTTGTGCGACCGATTTGCGCACGACAAATTCGCCCGGCATCCCGAGGATGGTCACGCTATCGCGATTTGCGATGCCGCCGCGGATGACGCCGCCCATTGCGAATTCGCCGAAATTCATCCCGCTTTTCGTGCCGGCGCCGCCGGCATAGAAGCCGCTCCAAAATGTATTGTTGGTCATCCAAGTCGAGTTATGGCGGATGATCCCCATGTCGGCGCCCATGACCGAGGTGAGGTTTTGCAGCGTTTGCAACGTCGAGGTTTCGACGCCGATCGAGGAATTGATCGATTGATTGATCGAGACAAGTTGGGCGATCAGCGAATTGATCGAGAGAATGAATTCATTCGTCGAGGCGGCGACCGCATTGCTCGAGCCTAAAATTTCGTTAGCCGCGACCGTGAGCGCCGAAACATCGATCACGGCCGCGGTCGTCGCTTGCGTTTCGACCGTGTTCTCGTTGACCGCGCCTTTCACGTCGAGCAAAGCCGCGACGACGGGATCGCTCGAACCTTGTACTTGCGGCAACGCCTCGAGCTCTTGCATGATTTGCGAGAGCACCATTTGATAGCCCGACCCGCTGCCATAGAACGCCTGCGCGGCCTTGCGGAAATCCTCGGCAAATTGCGTGATTTGCCCGGCCGCCCCAACGTCGCCGCCCTGCGCCAGCGCGAGCACATTTTGATATGCCGATTGCGCCGCGGCCAATTGTGCCGACGGCGAGAGCGCGGACTCCGGTCCGACCTTCAATTGCTGCAAATAATCCGCGATATTCTTCGCCGCGTCGTTAATCTGACTCTGCAATTGGTCGAGCAAATCTTGTTGTTGTTGTATTTGCTCGGCATTGAAATCATTGATCAGCTTGGCGCGCTCGGCAAACTGCGCGCTCTCGAGTAGCACGAGGTTCTCGCCGCCGGCCTTGACCTCGGCCTCGCGCTCGCGTTGTTGCTCCGCGTCGAGCACCGCGAGTTGCCCCTCGAGCGTCGTTTGATCGCTCGTCGCCTGTAGGATTCGGATATTGAGATCCGCGGCCTGGTCGGCGAGCTCGTCGGCCGATCGCTTCACGGTATCGGACAAATCGGAAATCGCCGCGTCGAACTCGTGCACGCGGCCGACCGCTTGCGGCACCACTTTCAATAGATCTTGGAATGCCGAGCCGGTGAGTTGATTTGCATCGATAAGCGATTGCACGCTGGTCGAAATGAATTGATTCAGCAAATCCGCATCTTGCGGCGTGATGCCGCCGGCGGTCGCCGACAACGTATTGAAAGCGTCGGCGAATTGCTTGACGAGATCCGCGGCCTGATTCAAAAACCCTTTGCCGGTTGCCTCGTTTATGCCGCGCTGTAGCGAGTCCTCGATATTGCGGCGCAGTTGATTGGTCGCCGCGGTGAGCGTGCCGACGAGCGAGTCAGCCGTCGCGCCGAGCGCTTGCTCGGCGGTCACGAGATCCGAAAACGATTGGTTGATGTCCTCGAGCGCCGAGGCAAACTCGCCGGCCGCGGGCGCCGCCGCCTTTTGCAAATCGAGCGCGGCTTGCGTCGCCTTGGTCACGTTGTCCTGATATTGTTGCGCGAGTTTCGCCCAGCGCGCTTGTTCCTCCTGCGCTCGCGCGGCCGCCTCGGCATTCTCTTTTGAATTGTCGAACAACGATCCGAGTAGCGAGATCCCGACGCCGACCGCGGCGGCGCCGAGCGGACCGGCCAGGCCGCCGATCGCCGTGCCGGCCAGGCCGAGCGATGACGATATGCTCGGCCCGATCGCATTGGAAATCGATTTTGATATGTCGGCGCCGACGTTTTTGAACGCCGCTTGCGTGATCGAGGCGCCCAATTGTTTCAACGAGGCGGCGAGCGCGTCGGTCGCGCTTTTCCCCTCGATCATTCCCTGTACGAATGTATTGAAAAAATTGCCGATGTTTTGCGAGAGGTTCTCGAACCCCGGCACGAGCTCGAGCACCTTGCGATTGAACGTGTCTTGCGTGATCGTTTCTTTTGCTAATTGATCCTTGAGCCTGGCAACGCCGGCGGCAAATTTTTCCGACGCCGTGGCGCCCTCGCCGAGCGCCGACACTTGCCGCTCCATCTTGGCAATATCTTCCTCGTTGATTGCGCCGGTGATCGCCCGATTTGCCGCTTCCCAACTAATATTTCCGCGTCGCACCTCTTCGCTCAGATCGTTTATTTTGCCCTGCAATTTTTCGGTTTCGGTCGCGACGCCGGAAAGCGCGTCGGCGTTGCGCTTGGCGGCATCGGCCTTGAATTCCGCATTGAGTCGCTTTTGCGCCTCGGCCGATTGCTCGGCCGTGATCGAACCCTCGGCTTGCGCCTTGCGCACGAGCGAGATCTTGTTTGCCAATTGCTCGGCCGGCGTTTGCTGGCCTTGCATTGCCGCGGAAAGCCGCTGATTATCGTTTGCCGCTTTGATCACGGCGTCGCGCCAGGCATTCACCTCGGCTTGCAAATCCTTGAACCCTTGCTCGGCCTGCACCATCGTCCGTTCGGGCGGCAATAGACTACCCGGCGCCGCCGGCCCGGTCGGCAATTCCGGCACTTTGCCCTGGAATTGCTGAATGATTTTTAGTGCATTCGTGATGGCAAACAGCGGCGGACCGATCACCGGCAAAAGCACGCCCCACGTCTGGAAAAAATGCAAAACCTTGTTGAAATCGGTCGTTTGGATGACGTTTGAGAGCTCGCGCATCGTGCCGGTGATCGCATTCAAAGCCTCGAGCGTCGGGCCGGCGAACGTCGAAACGAGGTTTTGCTTTGTCTGCCGTAGGTTTTCGTTGATCGCGTCGCCGAGATCGTCCCAGTGTTTGATTTGCTCGTCGGTCAGCAAATCGAGTTGTCGCATTTGCGCGATGACTTGGTTCAAGCCGCCGGCGTCGGCCGTCGAGAGAAGCACCCGCGAAATGCCAACGTTGCGACCAAAGATTCCGCGCGTTGCCAGGTTGCGCGAGGTAACGTCGGCGTTCGCCAACGCCTTCGCGAGAATATCCCACGCCTCGGCCTGATTCTTGGCGTTGGAAATATCGATTGCCGCCTGGCGATCGATTTGCAAAAGCGCCTGGAATGCGCCGCCGGTGCGGTTCTTGATGTCGTCCATCGACGAGGCAAACCGCTCGAGCCCGGTGCCGAGTTGTTCGCCGCTGACGCCGACCTGCGCCGCCGTCTTTTGCAACGCCTGCAATTGCTCGGTCGTAAAGCCGGTCGTATCGGCCAAGTCCCGCAGCTTGCCAGCGGCGTCGGCGAGCTCGAGCGCTTGTTGTGCGGCAACGCCCATTGCGACGCCGAGCGCGGCGAGTGTCGCCGCGACCGCGATGCCAATCGGCCCGAGCCGCACGAGAACCGAGCCGAGCGTGCCGAGCGAGCTCGCCGAGGCGCTTGCGGATTGTGCGAGCTCTTGCAAAACGACGCCATGCTTTTGACCGGCGTCGGCGGCCTGGTTGTGATATTTGATGGCAGCCACCATCAAATCATTTTGGCGTTGTTGCGTGATCAGCCCTTGCGCTCGCGCTAGGTCGAGCGTCTTGGCGACCTTCGCGAGATCTTGTTGTGCCCGAAATTCCTGATCGTAACGCCGTTGCAAGGATTGCAACGACTTGTCGACCGACAGTTGTTTGGCGGCCGAGCTCTGATATTCGTCGCCGAGCGCCCGCACTTGCTTTTGCGCGTCGAGATAGCCGTCGGCTTTTGCGCGCAGCGTTAGCGTTCGGATAACGTCGAGACTCGGCATTATTCGGCCTTGTCCTTTCTATGTGCCTCGGCGGCGCGAGCGGCCAGGCGACCGAGCACGCGCTTGGTTTCCGCCACGTCGCGGATGTCTGCGGTTTCGCCTTTGCCCTCGTGCCGATCGAACTTGTTGACCATGCCGGTATACTGGCGGTCGACCTCGCGGATGATTTCGACGAATAGGTCGAGCTCGTCGCCCTCGAGCTCGAGCTCGCCGCGGCCGTAGTCGAGGATCTTCGATCGCGGTATCGGCCCGATGCCCATGCCGATCGAGCGCTCGGTCGAGAGCTCGTGAAAAGCAACCCAATAGCCCTCGTGCCAGGGCGCGATTTCCGGTTGCTCGTAAAACCAGGCCGGCGGATCGCGCCCTTTCTCGATCAGGACTAGCCAGTGTTTGACTTGCGCCCCCCGGTCGTGCTGCCACCGGAGAGCGTCAACAAGTTTCCCGCGGCGTCGTCGCGCCTCTCGTCCGTTTTTTCGGCGACGATACTCGCGGCAAACGCAACCGAGTCGCGGAAACGCCGATATTCAGGCTCGAATAAAAGTTTTTCCGCCATGTCGCGCGAGTATGGGATCGGCTTGCCGTCGTCACCCTCGAGCCCGTCCCAATCGAGCAAACAAGTATTCAACATGCACCTCGACAAGATCTTGTCCATCTCGTCGGGATCGATGCGCCCGCCCATGCGCTTCTTGCGCGGGATCGCTTCCATGAGTTTCATTTGCAGTCGACGCCAGTCGGCATTGCGATCGCTGCGCACCTTGAGTCGCAAGCCTTCCATTTCTGGAATCTCGTCGACCCACGCGCCTTGCTCGCCGCGGCCGGCGTCGACCGCGAGCTCGGTTAGCTTCATTGCCTGGTCCTCCTGAATTGCGACTCGACTCGAGTCGCTTATTGCGATTGGGCAAGCGCCGTGAACAGTTCGCTATTCACGCCGACCGCGTAAGTGTTGCGGATCACGTTGTCGTTTGTGCCGATATTTTTTCGCCGCGAGCGAACGAGCCCGCGGAAATAAATTTCGGTGTCGGAAAAGCCCGCAGGCCCATCCGGCAACGTCACGCGGAAAGCGAAAATATTGTTCGTTTGCTCGGCCGCTTCCATTGCGGCTTGGCCGATGTCGGTCGGATCGTGGCCGCAAGTGACGGTCATCGTTCCCGCGTCGCGCGCCCCTTTCGCGTGCCGCGTGCGCGAGTCGCCGATCGCGGCAAACGTCACGTCGGCCGCCTCGTCGCCGAACTCGCCGACACTCTCGACGAGGCCGATTGGAATCCAGTTTGAGAGCGCCTGGAACTCGACCAGCGTATCAGCCTGCGCGGTCGTCACCGCCGGCCCGATATAAACTTGCGTACCCGATGCAGTTGTAATGTCGCCCATTTGGGGACTCCTTCCGTTGCTGCGCCGCGCACGAATTCACGCGCTCGCGAGTGGGCGCATCTCGCGAGAGTGGACTCGACTTGAGTCAGATTCGGTTTTGCTTAGGTGCCGGATCCGCCGGCGAAGCCTGCGGCCGCGACGATCGTCGTCGGGATCGCGGCGTCGTATTGATACAGATACTCGACGAGGATCGAATAAACGATCCAATCGCCGAGCTCGGAATTGTCATCGATGATCGCGCCGTCGGGAACGCCGACCGTTTGCAGCGCGATGTCGCCGAACCGAAAATCGCGAAACAGATTGATCAGCTCGTCTTGCCATAGGCAACCCTGGCGAAAGCCGATCCCGCGCCGCACGTTGAGAACAAGGCGATAAGTGCCGCGCTCGTGATAGTGCCGGCCGAGAAATTGTTGCTCGCCGAGCACGACGGGATATTGCTGCACGAGAAACGCCGGCACGTCCGCCGGCGGTTCGGCGATCGTGTCGTAAGGTATGATCGGCGTCGCCGTCCAGTTTTCGACGAGGTGCCGTTCAAAGCGATCAGCGACGGCGGTTGCCGGCATTTTAGAACGTCCTCACGATGACCGCTGGCGAGCGGTTCTGGCGCAGCCCGAGGCCGGTGCCGTGGCGCCGGCTTCCGCGTTCGGCCGCGGCGACACCCCGATAAGTGAACGAGATTTTGGCGATATTGGAAAATCGACTCCTGGCGAGTTTGCTCGTCGCTTCATAAACGCCGTCCGGTGCCTCGGGCGATAGGCCGCGCTCGATCTTACGCGCATATGGCACGGTGTTTAGAAACACATACTCGTCCGCAAGCCTGATCGTCGGCTGCGCGATCAATGTCTCGAGCGAGATCTCGCGGCCGTCGGCAAACAGCGCGTGGGATTTTTTGTAGCGTCCCGTTTTCACCGGCGAATAAGCCTCGAGCGTTATCGCGATAAATTTCAGCACGTCGAGAATGAGCTCGAATTCGACGTGGATCACACCATTCGGCCGAATGCTCTCGAGCGGTGCCTCGGCTCGGCCGTCAACGAATGTTCGCTTGACCGGCCGGCGGCCGAGGGCGTGCTCGTTTTGCGCGCTGGCCTCGTTGATGTAGCCGCGGGCGAGCTCTGCAAACCGTGCCGATTGTTCCGGCCCGGCGAGCTCGCCGAGATAAAGCGCGAGATCCTTATCGATCGGTTCGGCTTTGCTCGTGAGCATTACAGGCATCGCGCAGATCCGTTTTTGCAAAGCACTCGAGCGCCGAGCCCGGCGTGCAATTGAGCACCTCGACGCCGCGCTTGGCGAAACCGCCAGCGACTTTTTCAATCAGTTGTCGCCATAGAACCGCCTGCGCGTGAGCGGGATTGCGCAAGGGTTTGGGGTAGGGCGCGTGCCAATGGACGCCGGCTTTGACGTGCTGGTCGAAGCCGATCAATAAGATTCGCCTGGCGCCGAGCGCCTCGGCGATATTGATTGCGCGCCAGCCGGAATTATTGCCATCGGCGATCGCGA